CAACAGCAAGATCATTTGAAGTTATTTCAGAATATGATAGTATAGCAAGAACAAGAAAAGGTGTTGATGCAGGTACTTTTATTGGTTTCGATTTAGTTACAAAAAATATATCAAGAAGGCCGTTATCATTTGATGACCACTATGGTAACATGAAACATGGTAATAAAACACCAAATTTTTCAGCAACTAAAAATAAAGATGGTCTTTTAAATTCAGCCATGTTTGATTCAAGAATAGTTTTAGATACCTTTTCAACAACACGAGCTTTAAGTAATTATGTAAGAGAACATGATCCTGAATCAGTTGTATATAATTCAAGAACAGAAGATTATGCTTTTCAAAGAAAAGCTATATTTGAAAATTTAAAAATGAGAAGAGTAAAACTTGTAATGCCTGGAAATTTTACTTTAAGTTCAGGTTTTAATGTAAATGTAAACGCACCTACTTTTGGAGAAAAAGGTGAAGGTGATGAAAATAAAAATCCACTTTTATCAGGTAAATATTTAATTACAGCATCAAGACATATTTTAGGTCCTGATAAACACGAAAGTATAATTGAATGTTCATCAACATCATCAGATTTAGATTTCGTACAGCAAGAAACTGAAGAACAAAGTGAAACATTAAAGGCATATTAGATGGAACATAATGATACTTTTTTAGGTAAAAACGGCTTTATTTGGTGGGTTGGTGTTGTTGAAGATAGACAAGACCCACTTAAATTAGGTCGTTGTAGAGTAAGGTGTGTTGGTTGGCACCCTAATGATAAAGTACGAGTGCCAACAAAAGACTTGCCGTGGGCAAAACCTATGTTGCCGTTAAATAATCCACACCCATACCCACCAAAAGAAGGTGATATGGTCTTTGGTTTTTTTCTTGATGACACAGGCGGGCAAGATCCAGTTATGATGGGTGTTTTTCCAAATATACCTTTAACTGAGCCAAACCCCCAGGAAGCATTTAACGACCCCAGGACGCAAGAAGAATTAGATATTGCACCGATTAAACCAACTGGCGTGGAATCTGTACCAGTAAATCCAGTTGCAAACAATTACCCTAGAAATTTAGATGAACCAACAACTTCAAGACTTGCAAGAAATGAAACGGCAAATACAGAATCAGCTGTATCTTTTAAAAATGCTCGTATTACGGCAAATGATACATCATCAGTTGAACCAGTTCCTTCATACAATGCGACATACCCGTATAATAGGGTATATGAATCTGAATCGGGTCACGTTATGGAGTTTGATGATACAAGAGATAATGAAAGAATTAACTTGTATCACCGTGCAGGTTCTTACATGGAGTTCAATCCAAACGGTGATAGAGTAGAGAGAATACAAAGAGATAAGTTCACGGTGGTTGTCAAGGACGAGTCTGTATTAATTAAAGGTGACGTAAACATTCAAGTAGATGGTGACTATAATTTAAATGTAACAGGTGATGTAAAGATAAATGGAGAAACAATTAATTTAAATAACGGCTCTCAAGGAGCTGCAAGAATAGGAGATACCGTTGCAGATGTAGACCCAGTAGGAGATGGCACAATATCTTCTGGTTCCGGCACGGTTAAAATTGGAGGTTAGTAATAAATAAGAAATGGCAGAGATAACAATAAAAACAGAGAGAGCATTTAATGATTTGGATTTGAACTTCAATGTTCACCCAACAACAAAAGATGTTACTCAATTTAAAAATGAAAGATCAATAGTAAACTCTATTAAGAATCTGGTCTTAACGAATCATTACGAAAGACCTTTTCAACCTGAGCTCGGTTCTAATTTAAGAAGGATGCTTTTTGAACAAGTTGATAATCTTACAGGCGCTCAATTAGAAAGAGAAATATCAGAGGTGATAGGTAACTTTGAACCAAGAGCTACCGTAAAAGATGTTACTGCCGTGCCAGCACCTGATGAAAATGGTTATTCTGTTAATTTAGTGTTTTATATGGATAACAATGCAGCTCCAATTTCAATAGATTTCTTTTTAGAGAGAGTAAGATAAAATGGTTGATAGACTAAGAGTTACCGAACTTGATTTTGATACAATCAAGAATAATTTAAAATCTTTTCTAAAACAGCAAAGCACATTTACTGACTACGATTTTGATGGTTCAGGTCTTTCTGTTCTTATAGATTTACTGGCTTATAACACACATTATAATGCCTACTATTTAAATATGGTTGCAAATGAATCATTCTTAGATACTGCTTTGCTTCGTGACTCAGCTGTGTCACACGCAAAAACTTTAGGTTATACACCACATTCTAGAAAAGCGGCCGTAGCTACAATTACACTTATAGCAAACTCTGCTGTAACAAAAGCTGGCACTTTAACATTGGGTGAAGGATTTTCATTTCTATCTGATCAAATAGATGGTAAATCTTATAATTTTACAGTTTTAGACGATACGTCTGTAACAAAATCAAATAACTCACAATACATATTTTCTAATCTTGCAATCAGTCAAGGTCAGTTACAATCAACACAATTCACTTATGATGAGGGTTCAAACCCTAAACAAATATTTATTTTACCAGACAAAACTTTAGACACATCAACAATTAAAGTTGGTGTTCAACCAAATGTTTCAAATACATTCTCATCAATTTATAGTCAATCAACTGATATTTTAGATGTTGATGGCACATCAGAAGTATTTTTCTTACAAGAGAATAGAGATGGTAATTATGAAATATTTTTTGGTAATGATAGTATTGGTAAAAAATTACAAGATGGTTCAATTATAACTGTTACATATTTGGTAACAAATGGTATTGATGCTAATAAAGCAAATAACTTTGTGGCTAAATCGAGTTTAACAGACACGAATGGTGATTCTACAACTCTCACACTCACACCTGTGGCCGCTGCAACTGGTGGTTCTGAAAAAGAAACTGTTGATTCTATAAAGTTTTCAGCACCAAATCAATTCACTTCACAAAATAGATTGATTACTAAAAAAGATTTTGAAACAACTGTTTTACGAGAAGCACCAAGTGTAGAATCTATATCAGTTTGGGGTGGTGAAGATAATGTGCCAGTTGTTTATGGTAAAGTATTTTTATCTTTAAAAGCTAAAGATAATTTTTTTGTATCTGATGCAGAAAAAGAAAGAATTAAAGATAAAATAATTAAACCAAAAGCTCTTTTAGGATTAGAGGCTGAATTAGTTGACCCTGATTTTACATTTGTTTTAGTTGATTCAACGATATTATATGATACAAGAAAAACAGCTTTGACTACTGATGCTTTTAAGTTAGCGATTAAAAATTCAATCATTACATATAAATCACAAAATTTAGATAAGTTTGATAGTACATTTTCTTTATCTAAATTATCAAAGGCAATTGATGACACAGATCAAAATGCAATTACAGGATCAGAAACTTCTGTAAAATTACAAAAAAGAGTTACACCAATACTTGGCACAACAGCTTACACAATTGATTTTGGTGAAAAACTAAAAAGAGGTACAGCAGATGATAAATTAACTACAACTGCTTTCAATGGTTTTGATTCTGGTGGTAATTCTAGATCAGTTCAGTTTGAAGAAGTGCCACAATCATTTTCAGGTGTTTCAAGAATAGAAGTAAACAATCCTGGTTTTTCATACACGGTGGCGCCAACCGTGACAATTAGAGGTGATGGTTCTGGTGCTACTGCTTTTGCAACAGTATCGGGTGGTTCAATCACAGGTATCACTCTTTCAAATAGAGGTATAGATTATACAAATGCTACAGTTGAAATAACAGGAGGTAATGGCCAAGGCGGTGAGGCATCAGCAGTAGTAGATTCGAGAACAGGCTCAATTAGATCAGTATTTTTTGATAATGATGGTAATAGACAGGTTATAAATGCGGCTGCTGGTGAAGTTGATTATGATAATGGCATCATAACAATTAATGATATTAATATAACGAGTGTGCCAACTTCAGATGGTTTAATTAGATTTACAATTGGTTCTGAAAGTGGTGTCGTAGAGTCAGTTAGAAATAATATAGTAACAATTGATCCAGAGGACCCAGATTCAATAACGGTAAATTTAGAGGTTCTTAATACATAATGTCTAGAGTAAATCCGCAAGATTTAAAAACCTCACTTTTAATCAATCGTCAAGTTCCTGAGTTTATTCGGGAAGACCACCCTCTTTTTATTAGTTTTTTAGAGGCGTATTATGAATTTTTAGAAACTGAGCAGGACACACAAAATAATGACTTAACAAAAATATCAAAAGATTTAAGATACCTCTCTGATGTTGATACATCATTAGATGCCTTTGAGTCCAACTTTTTAAATAATTACGCCAATCTTGTGCCAAAAGATGTAACAGTTGATAAGGCTTTTTTAATTAAAAATGTATTACCATTATATCTTGCAAAAGGCAGCCCTAGATCATTTCAATTTTTATTTCGTATGTTTTTTGGGAAAGAAGTAGAATTAAAATTTGGAAAAGATCAACTACTTAAAGCTTCAGATAGTGACTACAAATTAGAAAATATTTTAAGTGCAAGAACTGAAATCAGTTCTTTTTACGCAGGCGATGGAAGTAATAATGTTTTTCATTTAGCTCAACCTGTTTCAAGAGATGAAATAGAAGTAAGAGTTAGTGGTGAACTTAAAAGTGCAAATTCTTTAAATGCTGGAGCTAATAGTGAATTTCTCCATGTTGAAAGAGAGGAACAAAAATTAATCTTTCACACACCGCCAGCTAGTGGTGCAGATATTAGAGTCACATATACAAATTTAGAAGCTGGTGGGTTTGATGAAACACTTTTAAATAATAGAAAAATAATTGGCCAAACATCTAATGCCTCAGCAATTGTATCAACTGCAATATCAAGAATTATTGACCCTCTCCATAAAATAGAATTATTTTTAGATAGAAAAGATATATCTGGAGATTTTAGTCAGAGTGAAGAATTAAGAACAGACATTGTAATAAATGGCACTTTAGTAAACATTTCTTTAAATACAGTTTCATCAATTGAATCAATTAAAGTTGATGATGGTGGTACTTCTTATAACGTAGGTGATATTGTACTAATTAATGCTGGTGCTTTTCAAACAATTGCAAACGCTGAAGTTGAAACAATATTTACAGATTTTTTAAGAGATCCTGTAATCTCTAGTAATACGACATATGGCACATTTAGTGCTAATGGTGGATCAGGATTTGAACCAGGTAGTTTTTTAACAGGTGGGAATTCAGAAGTTGGTTTTATTTCTTATTCAGTTGTGAATGTTGATGCAAATGGTATTAATACACCAAATACATTTACAATGATGGGCACAGTAATAGGCGCTAATACTTCTTCAAATTCTTCACAAACATTTGCAGACTTATGTATTTCTAACGCAGCTATTGGTGGCACAGGTTTAGACAATACACAAATATCGTTGAGATACAGCCAAGTTTTTGGTAATAGTCAATTGAGTGCTGATGCAGCTGATAGTGCTGGTATAAATGTAAACACTTCAATTTGTCATGTTGTAAATTCATATACAACTGCATCAAACATTGGCCCAGCAAAAACTGTTCGTATAGTTTCATCTAATACTCAAGTAAGTGATATGAACTTAGACCCAATTGGAGCTCTTACATCTACTTCAGCAAATATGCCTGAAGGTCCTACAAAAATGATACCTGCTGATGTAACATCATTACGAGGCATAGGTTCTTTAGAAATAGTAGATGGTGGCACTCTTCATACTGTTAGAGATATGGTGCAATTTAGTGATGTAGCTTTTGGCGCCGGTGCAACTGCTAGGGTTTCTGAAACAGGTAGTGGTGGTTCTGTTACTAATATCAATCTAGAAGATCCATACTATGTAAACGAAGGACCTGTAAGAACGGGTGGCACCGCTAATGTAGGATTTAATGGTCAATTCGCAATACCAAACTGTTATACTTTTGGTGCAAATACAGCAAATAGTCCAGATGGCCTTAATGCTATTTACATGACAAGGGGTTCATACTTAAATGGTATGGATTTCATTTCAGTTCCACACCCAGTAAAAGTTGGCGACACAATAACATTTTTAGGATATGAAAGACAAGTCGTAGAAGTTAATACAGCTATTGGTTCAGCACAGCAAAAAGGAGCAGGATTTTTAAAAGTTAATACACCTTTTCCAGCAGAAATTGATTTTAGAACAATACAAATTGGTGGTAATAATGCTCAATATGGCGATACTTCAAATACTTTTTTAGCAAATGTAGCAAACACTTTTCATTTGAGAGGTGCACCACTCAAAATTAATCATGCTGGGCCAAAAGGTGGCTCAGGTTATCGTGCGAGTCATCTACCTACTGTAACTGTTTTTAGATCACTTGCATCTAATGGCCGTTTTGGTGGAACTGCTGGTAATATTTCATCTTCATTAAGTGCTGTTAATGTTAGAACCGTTGGTATATTAGGTGATGGTGAAAACATAAGCACAAGTGCTAATACTCAACAAAAAGGTGTCATAACATCAATTAAACTAAATGATTTTGGTTCAGGTTATCAAGTATCACCAGATATTGACTTAACAACAACAGGTGATGGGAATGCGTTGGCTGTTGCTGAACTTTTACCACCAGTTAGAAAAGTTCCAGGTAGATTTACTTCATCTAAAGGTCTAATTTCCGCAGATGAAAGAAAAATACAAGGTGCAAATGTTTTTCAAGCTTTTTCATATATCACAAATATACCATTAGAATTTGAAAAATATAAAACAATAGTAAAAGGTCTTGTACACCCAGCTGGCTACAAGAATTTTGCTGAGTTTAAAGTTCAACCACTTGTTGAATCAGATACTTCTATATCAGTTAAAAGTCAATCAAATAGTATTCCAGGTCTTATTAATGTTGGTAATCCGTTACATATTAATTCTACCACATTTAATGTATCCACGCAAACAGTTATTACTGTATCAAATACCACACCAAATACAAACCTTGTGGCTGCTAATGCAGCTGGTGTAATTGTAGAGGGTCAATCTAGATTGGGTATTTCAAATGATGATGTAAATGCTGTAGGAACAAATGAAGAGAACTTTAATCCACTTATTATAAAAGTTAATTCAAATAATACAATAGAAGTTAATTCAGCACAAGTTTTCTCGACTTTAGCTAACAATTATGTTCACTTGAACAATCAACCTATTATAATTTATACATAAATACAATCTATGGCTACAAAACTTTCTACTAGATCACTCTCACTTAAAAACGCTGAGAATTATATTGATAGATTTACAGCAAATACAAATGATGTCGAAATTCAATATGTTTTTGTTGGTGATGATATTGGTACGAGCAATAATCAAGCTACCACTACTATTCAAAATTCTAAGTTTGATACAGATGATGCGTTATCGAGAATAATTGGTATGAAAAGAGTAACAGGTGGTGATTTAAGTGTTGTTGTGCCTAGAGTTGATTGGGAAACTGGTAAAATTTATCAACAATTTGACCCAACAGTTTCAACAGATACTTTAGTTTCAAATACTTCAGTTAATGATTTAACTAGAAAACCAATGTATGTCATTACGTCAGAAAGAGGCGTTTATAAATGTTTATCAAATAATAGTAACGGACTTAGTTCATCAGATACAACATCAACAGTAGAACCATCTGGTGATTTTAATACAAGTAATGGTGTAATATCAACTGCTGATGGCTATGTTTGGAAATATATGTACACAATTAGAGATAATAATAAATTTATTGACTCTGATTTCATGCCAGTTGCCACAAGAAATACCACGGATATGTCAGCTAATACTGTTTATGGTAACTTCAACTTAAACAATATTGGTGTAAGAGAAGGTGAATTAACAACAATTGTTTTAAATAATGGCGGCACTCTGTATCGTGATCTTACAAATGTACCTTTTGGTGCTTTTGCAAAAGGCGAAACCATGCTCACTTTACAGACTTGGTATCTAACACATACAGGTTTAGCTGTTGCTTCTAATGTTCTCTCTGCTAATATGTCCATAACTGGAAATGGTATTGCAGCTGATACAATTATTACAGAGGTTCACAATGGTAATAATAATGTTAGAATAAGTAAAGCCGCTGTAACAAGTAGCCTTGCAGCTAATGTGACTCTTTTTTCACCTAAAACAAGAATTTTCATTGATGGTGATGGCACAGGCGCTTTAGCTAATGCAACTGTAAATTCAACGGGCATAATAGATAAAATTACAGTAGACACAGTTGGCACAGGATATACTAGAGCAAATGCGAGAGTATTTGGCACAGGTAGTGGTGAAACAACAAGATCAATACTATCCCCATATTTTGGCCACGCATTTAATATAGGCCAAGATTTAGGTGCGAATAGCGTTATGGTTCACACAAAAATAGGTCAATTAGATGCAACTGAAGGTAACACAATACCTACAGGAATTACATTTAGACAAACAGGACTTATTAGGAAACCTTATAAATACGGTTCAAATAATAGAAGTTCATCAGCTAACAATATTTCAGCTAATAATGCTGTTGGGCAAGTTACTAAATTAACAGTTGGTACAGGAACAAGTTATACAGATAACGAATTTGTATATCAAGGGACAAGCAATACAATATTTACGGCCTCAGCACAGGTTTTGAGAACCGTAAGTTTAAATACAATAGAATTAACGAAAGTGGTTGGAGATTTTAAAGTGAACGAGGCATTAGTGGGTGATTCGTCAGGTACATCAAGAACAGTAACCTCAACGACAAATCCAGAATATCAACCACAAAGTATGGAATTATTATTTGTTGAAAATTCAACACCAACAACAAGAACAGAAAGTCAGTCAGAAGATGTTAGACTTGTATTACAATTTTAAAGGTAGATAATGACTACAACAAATTTTAATGTAACACCCTACTATGATGATTTTGATGAGGATAAAAATTTTTATAGAATCCTTTTTCAACCTGGTAGGGCAGTTCAAGCTCGTGAATTAACACAATCACAAACCATACTTCAAGATCAAGTTAAAAAATTTGGTGACCATATATTTAAAGATGGTTCTAGAGTTACGGGTGCAGAAATATTTTCTGTTCCAGAATTTGGTAGAAAAATAGAAAACATTGAAAATAGTCAAAAACCTACAGCACGTTCTGTTAAATTAGAATCTACTTTTGAAAGTTCATCAATTAATGTTTCTAGCTTTGTAAATAAGTATATTACAGCAAATACAGCTAATGTTCAACTTGCAAATGTTAAAAATATTTACTTTGTTCATCATGCAGACCCAGCTGTAGACACAGATCCAGATACCTTATATGTTTCATATCTAAGAACAACTAATTTAACCATAGGTGGATCAACTTCAAATTCCACTATGGAATTACAAAATGCAAATACTACAATTCAAAATTCAGCTAATTTGCAAGTATTTTCAACATCTGATGTAGCACCAGCAAATTTAATTGCAACAGTTACAACTCAAATTGCAGCAGATGGAAGTGGCATTTATCCTGAAAGCCCTGCTAAACTATTAGGTGTTGATGAAGGTGTATTCTTCACAGGTGGAATTTTTGCAAAAAATCAAAAACAAATTATAGCAGTTGACAAATATGGTTCAAATGCAAATGTAAGTGTAGGTTTTGATGTTGTAGAAAATACAATATCATCAACTTCCGATACATCATTATTAGATCCTGCTTTAGATTCATCAAACTATCTAGCACCAGGTGGTGATAGACTTAAAATTTCACTTACATTAACTAAAAAAGATTTAGATTCTAATAATTCATTACCTAGTTTACAAACAAACAAGTACATTGAATTAGTTAGATTTAGAAATGGACAATTAGTAAAAGATACCTCAGGCACAAGATATGCTGATTTAGGTAGAACACTTGCAAGAAGAACTTTTGATGAATCAGGTGATTATATCGTAGATGGCCTAGAACCTAGATTAACACCAATTGGTAATTCAGCAAATTTCTTTTTGAATATATCAAAAGGTAAAGCATATGTAAAAGGTTATGAAATAGACAAAACAAATGACATTACGAAATTATCTGTTAAAAGGGCTCAAGATCAAGAGTCAGTTACAGGGTATGATCTACCTACTGCTTATGGTAATTTTTTACATATACACCAGTCAAACAATGCTATATTTAATTCAAATACTTCAGAGAGAATTTTATTACATTCATCAAATACTATTACAAATACTCTTACACAAATCGGTGAGGCATATGTAAAAAATATAGAATATGTAAGTGGTGATGGTTTTGATGCTGTTCATAAGTTACATTTATTTGGTGTTAAAAGATCGGGTGCAAATAATTTACCACTATCAATGACAAAATCAATAATTGGTGCTGGGCTGGGTCAAGCTAATGCAAATGTCGAATTATCTTCTATAACAACTATACAAACATCAGGCACAATAGTTGATGACAATTCTAATCATATCATTGTTGCTGATTCGTCACAAATCAGAGTTGGTGATGAGGTCTTTGGTCACAATCTTTCTGCTTTTACTGGAATAACAGGGGAAGGTGAAAGAAGAGTTCATGTTACAGCAATTAATGGATCTAACATTACATTGTCTGCTCCAAACAATGGGTCGTCTAGAAAACCTTACAGTAAGGAAATTGCAAACACTTATACATTTCAAAGAGCTGCTATTCAAGATACAAATGATACTCTATCTGTTTTCCCAGCGGCTTACTCTACTGTAGCTTCAGTAAATCAAATTGATTATAATACAAGAAGAATATTTAAGACTGTTACATTTACTGATGGTGTTGCTTCAATTGTTACAGATGATGGCTCAGAGAGATTTAAGGCAGCTGGTACAGCAGCTTTGAAAAAAGAACTTTATGCAATCATGATTCGTACAGGGACAACTCCATCTTATTCAGCTAATCATGCTGTAAATATGGCGAACTCAGATGTATCAATTTCAACTCCGACGCCAAGCGAAGGTTCTCAGGCTACAGCATCAATAGACCTAGGTGATGATGCTTTTGATGGGACAGCAGATATACTTGCAACACTTGATGTAACAGATGCAGGTAGAAGAACAAAAACTTCAAATAGTCATTTCAAATTATTTACAGCACTTACAAATAATTCAACAACATTACATTCATTAGGTATTACTGATGTTACAAATGTTACTGGTGTATTCATTGCTAGTGGATCAGATGCAGCTACTACTGCAAATACAAATGTATTAGATTCATTTGTAATTGATACTGGCCAGAGAAATGGTTTTTATGATCACGCTACTATAAAGAAAAAGGCTAGTGCGATAGGTGTTGTAAACACAGGTAAAGTTAATGTAACTTATACAAGGTTTGCTCATACTGGTCTAGGTCACTTTGATGCAAATTCATTCCCAAGTTATACTGACATACCTCAATATATTGATGATAAGGGTAATAAAATAGAATTAAGAGATTCAATAGATTTCAGACCACTTAGACAAGATGATGAGTCATCAAATGTTTATAGTAATTCAGCAATGACATTTACAAGAAATCAAATTGTTGATAGAAGAGTTGGATCAGCTGATGTTGATTTAAGTTATTATCTAAGTAGAATTGATAAAGTTGTTTTAGGGTTTGATGGTCAATTTAGAATTATAGAGGGTGATAGTGCCTTGAATAATCCAGCCACACCACTAGATGACCCTGATTCTATGACACTATATAAATTAACATTCCCGCCTTACACCTTTCAAACAAGTAATGTAGATATTGATATTGTAAAAAATAGAAGATATACAATGAAAGATATTGGTGGTATTGATGATCGTCTATCAAGAGTAGAATACTACACCGCTCTAAATTTATTAGAGTCAGAAGTAGCTGGTTCTACATTCTTTAGTAATAGTAATATAGAACTTATAAACAATGGATTCTTAGTTGATGACTTCAAGGGACATAGTATAGGTGATGTTCTGAATAGTGATTATAAGTGTTCTATTGATTACGATAATCAGATATTACACCCAAGATTTACAGCGAATGGAACAAATACATCTATTCAAAGTGGATCTTTAACAAATACGGGTAATGTTCTTACGTTGCCATTTACAACACAAGTTTATAGCGCTCAAAATGTTGCATCAACTTCTGTTAACATAAACCCATTTAATGTTGTTTCATTTGTAGGTTATGTTAAGCTTGATACAGATGTCACTAATTATGCTGACTTTGATTCTAGGCCTATTGTAGTAAGTAATCGTGATGGTAATTCTGATAACTACGAATTTGGAACAAATTTTCAAGGGTCAGTATGGAGTGAATGGGATCTTTTATCATTCAATAATGATACTACAAGAAAATATACATATTACGATAAAAATGGTTCAAAAGTTTCTACGACAACTTCGGCTGAAGAAGCATCAAGTCAAGCAACAAAAACAGAGTCAGATAGAATTTTCTATTATATGTCAGCTGAGAATATTGACTTTGAGATATTTGGTTACAGGCCAAACACAGAAGTTCATGCCTTCTTAGATGGTAAAAATGTATCAGATAGATTAAGAGCATTTAACTCAACAACAAATGCCTTTGAAACAGCTCCTAAAAAATGTTTAATTATTTCTGATGATAACGGTTTTGCAAAAGGTAGATTAGTTATACCAAACAATGAGGGCACTAATCGACAATTTGCAGCTGGTGAACATCAAATATTTTTCTCCGATTCCATTGCATCACCTAATGTTTTCTCAACATTTGCAGAAACTAGATATTATTCTGGTACACCAAAATCAAGAATAATACCACCGGTGGTGGAAGTAAGACAAGATCCGCCAGCTCAGGCCACACCTGTTGCAACAGAATGTGCTTTTCAAGAAGATGATGATAGAAAGACACCAAATTGTCAATCAGTTTCTGGTGCTAGAGCAGAATTAAGTGAAAATGGTGGTACTAGCGATTCCGATATTACTGATGCAACCTTCGGCATATCTGAACAAATCATTAGAGATACTTATTCAAATGTTTTAGGTCGTAAACCAGATAAAGCTGGTATGCTCTATTATATGGAAAGAATAGAGAATAATGAGATAGACGCTTTCACACCAGGAACTCTGGCAGCTAGCTTAACTACAATCTTTGAGGCTTCACCCGAAGCTAAGGCTAAAAATGAGTGCCCACTAGGTCAAGATCCACTTGCACAAACATTCTTTGTAAATGAATTTACAAATCCAAAAGGTATATTCATAACTTCAGTTGATATATTCTTTGCATCAAAAGATTCAACTTTACCTGTTCATTTTGAAATAAGAAAAGTTTTAAATGGTTACCCATCTGAAACTGTGGTCGCTAAATCAAGAGTTTCTAGAAATCCTGATGATGTAATTATACCAAGTGATCCTAATGTTCCAGAACCAACAAGATTTACCTTTGATGCACCATTATTTTTAGAACCAGATCAATACTCAATGGTTCTTCTAACAAGCTCATTTGAATATAATGTTTATATTGCAACAGTTGGTCAAAATAGATTAGATACTGGACAATCAATTGTTGGTCAACCATATTTGGGCTCTCTGTTTAAATCGCAAAATGCTTCAACATGGACCGCAGCTCAAGAATCTGATTTGTGTTTTGTAATTCACCAAGCACAATTTAATATAACTGGAGATATTAGTTCTATTATACAACCTGTAAAAAATGCTCCATTACCAGATCAGGCTTTTGATTTGTTGAGAATTAATGCACCATTCCAGACTTTCTCTGATAAGACGAGTATGTCATTTAAATTAGGTCTATTAACAGAGGGACAGTCTAATATGGATGCAGGTATATCAGCATTACCTAACTCTGATACTTACTTAGAAAATAGAAAAGAATTTAAGAAAAACGCAGATGCAAATTTACAAATTACAATGTCATCTACAAATGCTGATGTTTCACCAGTTTTTGAACAAGATAGATGTAGATTTGTTTTTGTAGAAAACTTACTTAACTCAAGTGCTAATACAGAAGTTGTAGCAAGACCCGAAACAGGTGCCTCTGATGGTGGTGCTTCATCTAAATATATCACCAGAAAAGTTACTCTAGGGGAAGGTTTTGATGCAACAGCTTTAAGAGTGATATTAGCTAAAAACTTACCTGAGGGTTCTTCAATAAGTGTGTTCTATAAAGTACAATCTGATTCAGATGAAACTACCGCTTTTGAAGATTTACCTTATGTTGAAATGAATAAGATAACACAAACACCTGTAAATCAAAATATAAATGAATATTACGATTGCGAGTTTAAGGCAGAAGATATTACATACTCTTCAGCTGGCATAAGTTTTGATTCATTCAGGTCTTTTGCAATAAAAATCGTGTTTTTCTCTACAAATACAGCGAAAGCTCCTACGGCTAGAAATCTTAGGGTTATAGCACTATCATGACAATGTATAAAGTGAAAGATCATCCAACACTTTTGAGAGATTCTCGATCAAAAGCCATATTGAATACGGATTTAATGGAGTTAAACAAAATGAAAAAAGAGAGAGAATCAACTATTACGATACAAACTTTAACTCAAGAGGTAAATGTAATTAAAAATGAGTTTCAAGAAATAAAAACACTTTTAAAACAAATAGTGGCAAAGAGATAAAAAATGGCAATTATTAATAGAGTATCAACATCTAATACATTTCAGCAACACGTTTCTACAACAGATGAAACTGTAACCACCCTTAATGCTTTAACAGAAGGAACGGGTGGTACTTTTACTTTAAGTAGTGATATTAAAGTTGATGGTAGTTTAGATGTAACAGGTAATTTAAATCTATCAGTAGGTGAATTTGATAACATTACAACAAATGGTAATGTTGTAATACAAGGTGGTGTTTCGGATGCTAATATAGGTTTAGATGTTAATGGTCTCTATCAATTTTCAGCTAATACATCAGGCGCTGTAGCCTCAAGATTTAGTGTACACAATTACGGATCCTCAGCTTACATTTTCGATCAAGCACCAGGAAATAACCCTGATCTTGATTTACAAGCTGGGCAAACATACGCTTTTGACTTACAAAAACTAAACGGTGTTCATCCATTTGTAATTCGCACAACAAACGCAACTGCTAATGTTGGTGATTATACAACTTATGTAAATGTGGGAATGACTCATGTTCAAACTGCATCAAATGGGTCACTTATAATTTCAAAATCTGGTGATGCTCAACAAAAAAACAAAGGTATATTATACTGGAAAGTCCCAGCAAATACGGCTGGTGATGGTAAAACATATTTTTATCAATGCACCTCTCATGCTAGTAATATGGTAGGCAGAATATACATTGGTAATAGATCAAGAATAATCGAGGCAAAAGCTAATTCAATAACAGATGAAGCATTATCACTTGCAATTGCTTTAAGCTAAATAAGGGTAATAAATAAGGAAAAAATGAAAAATGGCAAATACTTTTAAAAATTATCCAGCATCAAACGTATCGTCAAATACGGTTGTCTACACTACGCCGGCGGCCACCCAAGCTACCCTTATTGGTATGACAATTGCAAACAAAACGGCGAGTTCAGTTCTTGCTAATGTTCATCTGAACATTTCAGGAGTTCAATATCATATGATTCAAGATGCGACAATACCAACAGGAGGTGCTTTAGTTCCCATAGGAAATGACCAAAAGGTTGTAATGGAAGCTACTGATACATTATCTGTGCATTGTTCTGGTAATTGTGATGTAATTTTATCAGCTTTGGAGATAACATAATATGGGTTCATACATTGGTCGCTCACCTGATAACGAATTATTCCAGAAAAGTGTAGTTAGATATGATGGTGATGGATCTACAAAAGATTTTGGATTAGGTTTAGCAGTTAATGATGGTTTCGATTTAGATGTATGGGTTGCTAACGTACATCAAACATTTGGTGCAAATCAAGCATATGTTGTAACACCAGCAAACAGCACAATTAATTTTATAGAGGCGCCACCAGCTGGACAAACAAACATAGTTATTGTAAACAGAGAAAAACAAAGATTTGCAACAATAGCTCCTGATGATTTTTCAGTTACCACAAATAAAGTTGACACAGGTGCAATCACAGATGATAAGATGTCAACAACAGGTGTAACAGCTGCCAAATATGGTAATTTTGCAGGCGCTAATTTAGTTGTTGGAACAATTGAAGTGAATAATAAAGGTCGAGTCAGTAATGTAGCAAATTTAAATGTAAAAGATTTAGATTTTTCAGGTATACCTACAGGAGGTGGTTCAGTAGTTGCTGGTCGATTATATAAAGAATCTAATAATTTAATTTTTATTAAAACATAGGAGAAGTAAAGATGTCACATTTTGCAGAGGTGAATCCAGATACAAACACAGTCATTCGTGTTATAGTAGCTGAACAAGATTTTATAAATTCTGGTTCTGTTGGTCCTGCTAATAGATGGATTCAAACATCATATAATACATTACAAAACGTGCATTACGCCGAAGCAGCTAATGGTGAATATGTACCAGATGGTGGTACACCATTAAGGGGTAATTATGCCGGCATAGGTTATGAATATCATGCTGATGTGAACGGCACAGGCAAAGATGCTTTTGTGGCACCAAGATCAAATAATCAATGGGACAGTTGGAAAATTAGTAACACTAAATTTCAATGGGAATCACCATATGAAATGCCTACTGATGCTAACGTAGCAAATTCAGAATCTTACCAGTGGGATGAAAATGCTTATCAAGCAAATAATCAAACTGGCTGGATTAAGGTATACGGATAAAGGATAAAAATTGGCTTACATAGGTAACGAACCAAGAACTGCAAACTTTGTTGTTGACTCTTTTGATGGTGATGGGTCAGAGGATGATTTTGTTTTAACGGTAGCGCCAGCGAGTAAATCATCTTTACTTGTATTTGTTTCAGGCGTTAGACAGAATGTAGCCGCCTACTCATTGAGTGGGACAACTTTAACATTTAATGCTGGATTTATACCAACATCTGGAACAAAAAATATTGAAGTAGTGCATATTGCTCAGGGTTCCGAAAGTTCAATTGTTGAAGTTGCAGATGGCACGATAACAGCTGCTAAATTAGCTACAGGTGCTGTTACTGATGCAGCTATTCTTGCAAATACAGTTTCTAGAAATAAAATAGCAAATACAGGTGTTACGGCAGGAAGTTATGGGTCAGCAAGTCAAATACCCACCCTTAAAGTAGATGCTTCAGGTCAATTAACTTTGGCTTCAAACGTAACAGTAGATATACCGGAGGCAGGAATTAATGGATTATTTTTCACAGGGACAAATTAGGAAATAAAAAATGGCAACCAATTATAAAGTATTAGGACAATTAAGACCAGGTGCAAATACTCTTGCAGACTTATACACGGTACCAAGTTCAACTGAGTGTGTGGTATCTACAATAGCAGTTTGTAATCAAACGGCTGATAATGCCTCATATTCAATAGCAATAGCGCCAGATGGTGCAACAGCTAATGATGCACATTTCATTATAAGAGGTGGCGCTGTGCCACAAGCTGATTCAATAGGAGTTACTTTGGGTATAGCCATGAACGCCGCTGATAAAATAAGAGTCAACACTTCAACTTTAGGTGTATCATTTAGTGCATTTGGTTCTGAAATTTCTTAATAGTCCAATATTATGGCCGTATTCTCAATTTCAACTAAAAGAGTAGGCAGACCTGAAGGTTATCAATACCCAATAGGTTTACCCACAATCGAGTCATCTATTAATGTGGCTACAAGCACTAGTGGTGGCACACAAACGGTTGATGGTACAAACGCCGTTCATACGATCACTTCTACAGCAAATTTTGTCACAAGCCCAGCTGCTGCTTTTAATATAGAGTATCTTGTTGTTGCTGGTGGTGGAGGAGGTGGCTGTTTTACTGGCGGAGGCGGTGGCGCCGGAGGTTTAAGATTTGGGTCAGGTTTAGCCGTAACGGCAGGTAATACATATGTTGTCACAGTAGGTGCTGGAGGCGCAGCTAAAAGTGAAGCCGCCGGTGGTACTCAAGGTAATGATGGTGTTGATTCAAATATCGCAC